TATATAACTTTCATCCTCCTCAACAGCAAAATTATAAAGTCTTTCTCCTTGAAAGTTTTGAATTTTCCGAATTTCTAAAATTGGGATTGCCATAAACTCGACCCCACCAGTAGCTAATATATTTTTATTTAGCGTTCCCTCTACCTTGCCATGACACACACAACAAAGAGTAATTAAATTGTCATGGTCATTATTTTTACTATACCTATATGGATTGATGTGATGAACTTGTAAGGGCTGATTGTATTTCTTAATGTGTTCTTTTTCTGTTAGTCCGCATTCTTGACAAGTGAAATTATCTCTTTCTCTAATTTTCAGCTTTGTTTCATCCCATTCTTTCCCTCGCCACCAAATTTTCCCACCTTCCCATTGAGGATGTTGTTCTTTTGTTTTTCCATACATTCCATTATTTTCACCTTTATTTTGTAATCCTTGTGCTTTTATTTTTGCAACAATTTCTAAATTACACTTTTGGGAGCAGTATTTATCTTTCCAAAAAGGTATTGGCTCATTACAAGTTAAACATCTTTTAGCAATAATAAATAAGTTGTCAGAAAGCAATATATCTTTCGCCTGAACCCAATCCCTTTGAGTCAAAAATGGATGTTCAGGAGTTACAGTAACAGAATTTCTTGTATTGGTTTCTCCAAAAGTTTTGCCCTTATATCTTATTTTTACTACTTCTCCTAAATATTTTTTTGATTTATTTAAAATTCTTTCTACTTTTTTGTATCTACCATTATGCGTTAAGACCTTATCTCCTATTTTAATTTCGTTAATAGTTTTAATCCCTTCATCTGTATGTATTTTTACAGAATGATGTAGGAAACAACTTGGATGTAAAGGCGGCGAGTCAATTAGTTGTTCGAAAGCGCCTTTTACTTCATTGCCTTGTTCGTCTCTGAATATTTCCTGTGCCGATACAATCTCGCCATCTAATAGGTCGCATTCTTCGCAACATCCGGCAAACGTAACCCATTCCTTTTTAACCGTTCCTTCGGATTTCAATGCTTCTAATATTCCATTATTCATAGCTTCCGATACTTCGGTTCTTGCTATCCTTAAACTGCGTGTCTGGCTAATAGAATCAAAATGTCCGGCTACTGTAACTCGCATTTGTTCTATTGTTTCGCCTGCTTCGATTGCGGCGTTTAATTGTTTTGCTAATAAGTTTACAGTCTCAAGATTTATACCCTCGACTATAAGCCCTAATCTTTCTGTTACAAATACTTCTAATGTCGCTTGAGACCAATTACTTTTTCGTCTTAACTGTGCTATCTGTTCATCGCCTTGGTTCGCGCCGGCTTTGATAGCTTGCAATAAAATCGGCTTTGATATTTCTGTTAGTTTTTCGTTTTCCTCATTCATCGGTGGTAATAACATAGGCGCAAGCATATCGCCTTGACCTGGTTCAAAATGACCGCCTAATTTGTTTAAATTCCTTAGCACTATTTTTTTCTCTCTATCAAAATAATCCAATAATAGTTTTATGTATCTTTCTTCCATTGGCGCATGTTGGGCGAGGAATCTAACTTGCGATTGTTTTTGCCTTCTCTTGGCAATAGATTTTTTATCATCCGGCTCCGTAGAGCCAAGAGGGAACATATTAGCGTTCATTATAGGCACTTCGCCCCAGTCAACGGCTTCTTCCCCGTCTTTTCCGCGTTCTAAGTTGATACTTGAATAACCTGATTTAAGATTTGACTCTCTTTCTTTTAATCGATACAGTTTATCTTCCGGGACCGGATTATCAAATTGAACAAATAGTTTATCATCGTATAAAGGCAATATTCTTTCGTTTAACTTTTCTTGTAACCTTACTAATCGAGGTAAGATAACATTGCGTTGGAAATCGCGTTCCAATACTTCGCCGGTTGCCCTACTGGTTGATTCATCTATGATTTCCAGGCCATATATTTCGTATATCTCTTTTTTGGTAAGCTTCCTGCCCTCTATGAAAGATAATTCTTGAGGAGTAAGAGATAACTTATTTGCTTTCAATCCTTTTTCTAAGAAAAGCGATTTGCCTGTGTTATTAACACCACCAAATTTCTCTTGGAATTCTTTGTTCATCCTCTTGAAGCCTGCATCACCTAATTCCTGTTCGGTTTCAAAAGATAGACCTGGCACAGCTTGATTCTTGAATGTCGAAAGTTCAAATTTCTTTTGATATAGATCTGAATCAACGGAATACGCCGCCGCTTCGAGGGGACTATATCCATAAAATGAATTACTTAAATGCGGGTATTTATAATGTATGACTTCATCTGCGTTAAGCATAATCGGCTTATTTGTTCCCAGTGGTTGATATTTATATCCTTCTACAAATTTTTCACCGCCTGGGATAATCTTTACATACTGCCCCATGAGCACATAAACTTCCATAGGTAATCCCAATGTATTTTTAACAATATACCAATAACAGTTACCGATAATGTCAAGATATGTAAACGTCAATTCCTTAAGGTCGTAACTTGTCTGCTCGGGGTTAACTTTGTTCATTAAATCTAAAAACGGATGATTTTCAACTATTTCTTCAACTTCATAACCTTTGCTCTTATAGAATTTAACAAGATTGAATCTATCTGTAAGATTATTAGATATATTCTTTGACATGGTTTTGTTGCCGGACTTACGTCTTACGTATAACCTAAGAGGCACACGAGAAGCACTCTTTGCTATCTTATTTGTTGCGGCATATACATGGGACGTATAAGCCTTTACCATTTCTATATAATTGCCTGGAGTTATCTTGCCTTGAACTTTTTCGTGTGGTAGAACCCCGTAAAACCCAGGCCCTACACCTTTAAGAACCTGAAATGCGGAATGAATTCTTTGCATTAACTTCATGCGTAGATTTTAATGGCTTGAATTTCTCTTATCAAATATTATTTCTTTTTTGTATTTCACGATAAACAACATAAGATATTAAATTATTGGAAAACTCTTTAGTGCCTATTTTAAAAATAGGGAAGTAATCTATGTTTGGATTTTCTATCCAACTCGAATGTTTATCACAATATCCTTTTTTATAAATTACTTGATAACATCCGTGTATCTTGCAGGTTTTTACCGGTTGTCTAATTTGGATTGTCAATGACATTATTATTTATTGTTTCCTATCCTTATGTCTATCATCTCTTTGTTGTCTTTGATTATCCAAATGCGCAGACAATCGTTACACTTATCACCATGTTCTATTTCGTCTTTCGTCAAAGGGTGGCCGCAATCTTCGCAACGAATCTTTTTTGGCATATCTTCTGTAAGGTTAAATTAAATAACTCATTGTGTTAAGGAAAATTTCTTTTAATTCATCCGAATAACCAAAACGCTTTTGATTTTTTATAATAGATAGTCTTATATCCCCGTTTTTATGTCTTTTGGTAGCCGCCTTCCAATCACATAACATCTCTATAATATCAAGCAAATTCATTCCCCTAATGCCCTTTTTATGATATTCTGGGTGATGTTCATTGTTTTTATAATGGTGTTTTAATGCGGATTTCATTTCTTTAAGAAATACCTTGTATTGTTTGCTACCATAAGTTGTGTCGGCTAATAGTGGAGTATATTTTAGAAAACTTGGCAGTTCTTCTTCTGAAAACTTTGACCTGTCATGTTTTTCGCCTTTCAATAATAGGTGAATTACTATTTGATTCAACGCTTTCTTAACTTCTTCAATATGCTTCATTGTTTCATATTCTACATTCATATTCCTACCTCCTTTGGGTTAGTTAAATAAACTTTATTCTTCTTGATTTTGCACTGCAAGCCTTTTGCACATAGAAGTCCTATCAACAATAGTAATGCCCTCTTTCCCGGTAGGAAAAACAATACTTATTTCCTTTATACGTTCCAGTTCCTTGGCTTGATGCTTTGTTTGGATTTTTATTTTATAAGTAATATTACCTTCTTTGTCTTGTTTTATACTCTGTATTGTTCCTATCGATTTCCTTTTATCAAAGTTCCATAAAACAGGTATATCTGCTTTTTTTGTATTCATTATCTATTCCCCCTTTGATTTTATTTTCTTACTGATTAAAATACTGTATGATTCTATACATTTTTGCAGTAACTACTGTCATTATCTTAGGTTGTGGTTTTCTATCATAAGCGGGCGGGACAGAATAGTTTGCAACCTCATATGTATATTTACATACTGCTTCAAATGCTTCTTTGAATTCTCCATCCATTTTTATCTCCCCCTTTTATTCGTTCTCACTAATCGACAATATCCTTATGCGCGGTATCGATGATCCTTTTCTTGCCGTTATCTCTGCTAATGAAATTGCTTCCGCAAGGTCCGGGCTTCTACCCAATCGCTTTTTTGTCTTTGCTTTAGGTTCTATTTTTATTCTTCCGGCTGGATCACGTTCCCAACGCGGAGCGGCAAGTTCTTGTTTTAACATATCATTGCCCTTGATTATACCTTTGCCTTTTTCTAACAACAATCTCATGTTCCACCACACCTCTGATTTGAGATTAGCAAAGTTCTCCGAATCTACCGCAGGCGCTCCGATTGCGATACCAACTATCTCTGGTAACTTTTCTTTTTCGGTTCTCTTGTCTTGGCTTACCTTGTCATCTTCTTCGTTCCACCATTGCTCAACTATACGCCATGCTCCTGCGCCTATACCTATCTTATCCAGTCCGCAAGCTTCTATCTCTTTATCTGATTTTAAGACAGAAATTATATTGCCACCCATTTGTATATTATTACAACGAAACTCTTTGTATATTCCCCATATATGAGTCTCACCATCAATAATCAACTTAGCGATTACATTCCTATCGCCGGAGTCTGCTATATCACAACCTAATATTTGTCTCATAATTTGCTTTTAAAGAATTTATCATATTTCAATTCATAGTTCCGCTCTGCTTGCTCTATTAGTATCAACGGGATTAAAGTATCTTCGCCTTCATCTGCAAAGTCTCCCCGGACCTTACTCAAATAAAACGGGCTTGACATGCCCCAATCATCCATCCTACGTCTAACCCATCCGGGCGTTATAAGCTCATCATATATAAGCGGTAGGCTATCTGCTTCCTCGATAGACATGTTCTTTAATATGTCCTCTGTTATACCTATAAAATTTGGCGTATCAAAAGCTGATATCTGTATCTTGTTATATAGCGGAGATGAGAAACAATTATAAAACTCTCCCACCGGCGATGAGGGATTACCTATTGCAAGGAAATGCACGTTGCCGCCTGACATCAACCCTTCCTTTGCTTCCCAAAATACAGGCGGTATGCCAGCTGCTTCGTCAAAGATAACTAATATATTATGCGCATGCCAACCTTGGAATCGTTCCGGCTCCGTTTCTCTTGGTCTGAATCCTATTGCAAACCAATCTTCGTCTATATCAATCGATGTTCTTAATACGTTGCCGCTTAATAATATAGACCCCTTTCTGCAACTTGCTGTTTTCTTTTGTTTGCGAATCTCTTTCCATAACTGTTTCTCTACTTGGTAATGAGTCGGCGCGGTTGTTATAACTTTTGTGCTTTTGCCCATCATACCGAAGCTATATAAGAAATGTAATAATATTCTTGCGGCGACAAATGTTTTCCCGGAAGCGAAGCAACTTCTTACTGCGGTGTATTTGTTTGTAAATACCGATTCCCATATCTGACATTGTATATCCCAAAGCTCTGCGTTACCTAATATAGTTTCGTCAAAATAATCCATTGACCAAAAGCCGGTGTCCATTTATTTATCCTTTTCCATTCCATATGTTACAAATTTTTTCTGGCATCTTGTGCATATATATTTAATCTTAACAGTTTCGATTGTTGTAGGTCTTGGGCTATAATTATAATTTGTATATTTAATTAAGTTTTCCTCGTAAGTTCTTATAAAATTATGCCCGAATAACCAACAATACACCTTTTTATAATTCATTTTATTTTTTATCTTCTCCGTCTGTTAGTTTTTTTTGTTCTTCTATCATTGTATCTCTTATGGCCGTTACCGATAATCCTACCACGCCGCCATGTTCTACCTTCTGGACATTTTTCCAATCGTCTTTTGCTCGATTACATAACCAAAATACTATGGCGCCTACGTTTCCTTTTATACATTGTCTATATAGCGAATCTTCTACAACCATATTCCTGCCATGCAAGCAGATTTTTATCACTTCATCGATGATAGGATATTTATGTCGCCATCGCCATAATGTAACAACGTCAACACCCGCATCACTACATGCCTTAGCCATAGAGTGCCCTTCTGCTAAGTGAAGCAAGACGTATGGTAGCGCCCCTTTTTTATATGCCTTACAATCCTTACACTGGTCCTCTATTTCATTGACTACTTTCTTATCGATTACATTTACCTTATGAATATCAACAGGTATTACGGACAGCGCTTTTTTCTTCTTACGCTTTGGTTTCTTTTTAGGCTTGATAGATATTTGTTTTATTCTTTTAACTTTACGCTTTACTTTTTTCATTTTATATCTCGCGTTCCATGTTCTCCGGTGGTTCAAGAGTTATTTCTAAAATATCTGTTTTTCCTAACTCTTTATATTGCTTCTTAGCTTTTTTACTTATTTTAATATAATACCTTAAACTACCCAAGTTAAGTTTGACGATTCTTTCTATCTTCCCTATTGAGTCGTCAATTCCTAAATTAAATTTGCCGTTGACAGAACCTATGCTACATTTATCAAGAATCAATTGCCGTATCTTTTTTTTCATCTTGGCTTTCCCTTCGTTGCAATCCATAATAAAATAGCAAAGATTATACTTCCTATTCCTAAGACTACAATAGCATTTATTGGATAATTCATTTTACTTGCCGTTCCTTACCCTATCCGTAAGGGTGGAGTATTTGACATTACCCCGCCATTCCTTTTGGGTTTAACATAAATACCCTCGCCGACAATTTTAAGCTGGCTTTCGTCTATATAAGGCGCTTTAATCATGCTTCCGTCCTTGTTGATTTTTTTCGGTTCTATGCAATACTGCATACACCCATTAAGATATTCAACCCTTGCCGTGATAATACCTTTAAATCCCGTTACTATGTCCTTTGCTTCTTTTCCTAATTCAAATTTAAACATTTTACTGCCTCCTTTTTTATAGTCCCTTTTGAAAAGGAACTGGTTTCATTGCCGGTGGTTTTTTACCGCCTTATATTTTATCGATATACTTTTTAATTATCCCCCAACTATGCCCTAATTTCTTTGATATCTGGTGGACTGTATAACCTTCTTTAAGTAATCTTTTAAGTTCTATTTGCTCTGATTCCGGTATCTCGTGGATGCCCTTGCGCTGTTTAAGTTCTTCCCAAGATACATTAGCGCACATTTCTAAATATTCTAAGCCGTCATGTAAAAGACTTAAACCTTGGCAGATATCTAAAAAGCTCCATTTGCCGTGATAATTACCTATCCCCAAAAACCAATTCTCTGCTAAAATCGCCTCGCTCTTTAGTTCGCTCTCTTTGTAATGGCTCTTATACTTTAGAACGCCTTTTTTAAAATCATTGTATTTTATTGTCGCTTCGACAGCATTGATAAATATACTTCTCAATATTTTTTTATAATTTTCTTGAGATATATATTCTGTCATTAACTTTTTATGGTTTTATTTTATCTAAAAATCACACCACCGAAGAATATGAAATAATTCGCCAGTGCGAAACAGATGTTTATAATTCCCTGATTCCATTTTCCTAATAGCAAAGAAAGTAAACCTGATACTGCAAATACTATTACCGTAAATGGCTGACAACACAGA